CGTGGCGAACCATCTGTCATAGACCTTCAGCAGCATATCGACGCCATTGAAATGCAGCGTGATCGATCCGAGCAGCTACTGCGCGAGGTGTGCCGCCACCCAGACACACCAGACGAATTGCGTGCAGAAATTCGTCAGAGGTTAAGACCTGCCCCGAGGTGCCCATGAGCAATCGCACTGTCGATCTTGTCTTGGGCAACACCGCGAGCCTAACTGCACCGGCGGTTCTGCTCGACTACCAGAAAGAGTGGATCGGCATTCGCGCCCCGCTCAAGGTCGGCGAGAAGTCCCGTCGTATTGGTCTGACCTGGGCAGAAGCGGCAGACAACGTCCTGGTCGCCGCCGCAGAAAAACCAGCCGGTGGCCAGACCGTCTATTACCTGGGCTACAACCAGGACATGACGGTCGAATACATCCAGGCCTGTGCCATGTGGTCGCGGGCCTTCAACTATGCAGCCGGGGAAATCGAAGAAGGTATTTGGCCCGATAGCGACCCCGACAAGCACATCAAGACCTATACCATCGGTTTCCCCAGTGGCCACCGCATTGTCGCTCTGACCAGTCGCCCGTCGAACCTGCGGGGCCGTCAGGGCGTTGTGGTGATCGACGAAGCGGCGTTCCACCAGGATCTGGCCGAACTGCTGAAAGCCGCGCTGGCCCTGCTGATCTGGGGCGGTGAAGTCCATGTGATCAGCACTCACGACGGCACTGAAAACGCCTTCAACGAACTGATCAACGATATCCGCGCCGGTAAACGCAAGGGCGTTCTGTTCCGTTGCCCATTCCGCGAAGCCGTCTCCGATGGGCTTTATCAGCGGGTCTGCCTGCGTAAGGGTATCGATTACAAGCCCGAGGAAGAAACCGCCTGGGTCCAGGACGTCTACGACTTCTACGGCGATGCCGCCGAAGAGGAGCTGGACTGCGTACCGTCCCAGGGCGGTGGCGCCTTTCTCAGTCTGGCCCTTGTCGAGCAACGCAGTAGTCGCGACGTGCCGGTATTGCGCCTGGCCTACCCGCAGGGCTACGAGACTATGCCCGAACACATGCGGCTGGCCGAGTCACTGGAGTGGTGCGAAGAGCATCTGAAACCGCTGCTTGAGGCCATTCCATTGGATGTCCAAAGCTATTACGGAATGGACTTCGGCCGTAGCGGCGACTTGTCGGTGTTCTGGCCATTACTCAAGGAACAGAACCTGCGCAAGCGCACGCCCTTTGTGGTTGAACTGCGTAACGTGCCATTCAAGCAACAGCTTCAGATCAAATTTTACATCCTGCGCCGCCTGCCCAACTTCCTCAAAGGCGCCGACGATGCCAGAGGCAACGGCTCGCAACTGTCCGAGGACACGGCTATCGAGTTTGGCTTCAACCGCATTGAACGGGTGATGCTGACCGAGGGCTGGTATCGCGACAACATGCCGCCGTTCAAAGCAGCCCTGGAAGACGACACCTTCTACGACATTCCCGCCGACAAAGACGTGGTCAGCGATGTGCGCGCCTTTCGCGTGGTCAAGGGCGTGGCCCGCATCCCGGAAAAGCGCACCAATGAAAAAGGCGAAAAGTCCGGCCCCAAGCGCCATGGTGACGCCGGTATCGCCGCCGTGCTGGCGGATTACGCCTCCCGGCAGGAAACCGAAATATTCGAATTTCACCGAGTCCAACCGGCTGCCCAGCAAGATCGCGAGATCCAGCTAGGCGCAGGTTGGCGCACCCAGAAAGGCATTTGGTAATGGCTGACTCCCGCATCGTCGATCAATACGGTCGCCCGATCCAGTACGACAAACTCACCGAAGAACTGGCCGCAGTCCGTACCACCGGCATTCGCCAGATCTGGCACTCGTCGGTGGCCAGCGGCCTGACGCCCGGTCGCCTTGCCAGCATCCTGCAAGCTGCCGCCGAGGGCTCGGCCCATGACTACCTGACCCTTGCCGAGGAAATGGAAGAGCGGGATCTGCATTACGCCTCAGTGTTAGGCACCCGCAAGCTGGCGATATCCGGCCTGTCCATTCGTGTCGAAGCCGCCAGCGACGACGCCGAGGATGTACGCCGCGCCGACCAGCTCAAGGAAATAGTGGGCTCTCCCGAGTTCGGCGAACTGCAAGCCGACCTGACCGACGCCATGGGCAAGGGCTATTCCGTTTCCGAAATCATGTGGGACCGCAGTGGTAAGACCTGGAACCCGTCGCGCTTCGAACCTCGCGACCAGCGGTTTTTCCAATTCGACCGTGACACCGGCCGGGAACTGCGCTTGCTCGATGAGGCCGACCCGGTCAATGGCATCGCTTTGGCTCCGTACAAGTTCATAATCCACCTGCCACGCATCCGTTCGGGGATGCCAATTCGGGGCGGTCTGGCTCGACTCGCTGCGGTGGGCTACATGTGTAAGGCCTGGACATGGAAGGACTGGATGGGCTTTGCCGACATCTTCGGCATGCCCATGCGTGTAGGTCGTTACGGGCCAGGCGCCAGCAAAGAAGATATCTCCACGCTGATGTCGGCGGTGGCCAACCTGGGCAGCGACGCGGCGGCGGTGATCCCGGACAGCATGCGGATCGACTTTACCCAAGCCGCCAATGTGACCGGTGCCGGAGACTTCTTCAAAGGCCTCGCCGAGTGGTGGGACAAGCAGGTCAGCAAAGCGGTGGTCGGTCAGACCATGTCCACCGACGATGGCTCCAGCCAGGCCCAGGCAACGATCCACAATGAAGTGCGACTCGACTTGCTGCAAGCCGACGCCAAGGCCGAGTCCAACACGCTGAACCGCTACTTTGTGCGGCCCTGGTGCGACCTGAACTTTGCACCTGGTCGACCGTATCCACGCCTGATCATCGACGTACCGCAACCGGAAGACACCAAGCTGCTGATCGCTGCGCTGGAAAAGCTGGTGCCTCTGGGGTTGAAGGTTGAACAGTCGGTAATCCGTGACAAGCTAAATATTCCCGCTCCCGCCGAGGGCGCCGAGTTGCTGGGCATCCCTGCACCAGTTGCCACTCCGGCGTTGGCACAGGCGACCAACAGCGAGCAGTCGCCCGCGAAACCGGCGGAATTGCCGGACATCGTCGATAACCAGGTACGGACATTGGAGCAGTCGGTGGCTGGCCCGCTGGATGATATGGTCGAGCAGATCAAGGAACTGCTCGACTCAGTCGCCAGCCTGGAAGAGTTTCGGGATCGGTTGATTGAGACCTATCCGGACATGACGACTGGACAGTTGGCGGATGCTATTGCCGATGGATTGACGGCTGCCAACCTGGCAGGTCGTGACGACATATTGAGAGGATTATAACAAGTGGCGGTCTCTCACGGCTCCCTCCCTTTCAAAGAGCAGATCGACTACTTCCGTGGCAAGGTCGACCTGCCGACCCGCGCCTGGACGGACATCTACAACGCCGAGCACGACTATGCCTTTGTCGTCGCTGGGGCGGTGAAACGTGACCTGCTGGCCGATCTGCGTGGTGCGGTCGAGAAGTCCATAGCCAATGGCACTACCTTGGAACAGTTCCGCAAGGACTTCGACCAGGTTGTCGGCAAACATGGCTGGCAGTACAACGGCGGGCGTGGCTGGCGTACTAACGTCATCTGGGAAACCAACCTGCGCCAATCTTATAACGCTGGTCGCGAAGAGCAGATGGCCGACCCAGAACTTCGTAAACGGCGACCTTACGGGCTATACCGACACGGTGACAGTGCGCACCCGCGTCCTATGCACTTGTCTTGGAACGGCACGACCTTACCGCTTGATGATGCTTGGTGGTCCACCCACACCCCGCAAAACGGCTGGGGCTGTAAGTGCAAGAAGTTCATGCTGTCGGCCAGGGACGTCGAACGTCAGGGCCTGAACATTGGCCCAGCACCAGCGATTGAGTGGGAAGATCGGGTTATTGGCAAGAACAGTCCTGAAGGTCCGCGCACTGTTCGCGTACCCAAGGGCATTGATCCGGGTTTTGAATACGCACCAGGTCGGTCGCGCTTGTCTGATGCCGTGCCGCCCATGCGTGCGCATGATCCGCTGCCCGAGCTGGGGCGCAAGCCCGACAGCGCTCACGGGGCGGGGCTACCTAATCGGCGCCCGACCGATCCATTGCCACCCCCAAGGTCAGTGCCTGCCAGCCAATTGCTGCCATCCGGTCTGACGGACGATGCCTATGTGGATCGCTTCCTGGGAGAGTTCGGTGCCAAACAAAGTGCGCCTGCGCTGTTCAAGGACGTAACCGGGGATGCGGTAGTGATCGGCCGGGACATGTTCACCGTGAAGCGAACCGGCCAACTCAAGGTCCAGAAACGTGGGCGCGAGCAGACTTTGCTCCTGGTTGCCCAAGCATTGCGCGAGCCTGACGAAGTGTGGGTGCGTCTGGAGTGGATGTATGCACAACAGAAAGCGGTCGTGCGGCGCCGTTACCTGGCTCGCTTCGAAGTCGAGGGCAAGGCCACGCCAGCACTGGCAGTGTTTGAGATCGGCGATGACGGCTGGGATGGCGTAACTGGATTCGTCGCTGACAGTGAGGATTACCTGGACGACTTGCGCTTGGGTGTCCGTCTCTACCGTCGGCACCCATAAAAAAGCCCCGACGCTGTCACGCCGGGGCCGCCCCGGATGTAGGCATGGAGGCCCTGACAGGGGCTGCTCATCCGATGGGATGTATTAATAGTAGGAGATGAACATGGCAGGCGCAATGCTGGATGTAACAGTCGACGACAGTCTGGTCGGTAAAGCCCTGGAAGAGTTAGTGCATCGTCTGGGTGACCTCACTACACCCTTCAATGACATTGGTGAATACCTTCACCAGTCCACCGATGATCGATTCAGCAAGAAGGTCGCGCCGGACGGCTCGCCCTGGGCGCCACTCTCGGCCGTCACGTTGGCCAGAAAGAAAGGCACCGGCATCCTGCGCGAGAAAGGAACGCTTCAGGACACGCTGCGAAAGCAGGTCACCAGCACTGAATTAGCCTTTGGTACAGACCGGCCTTATGGG